CATTACTTTTCTCCTTTTTGGTCCTCTGAATTCATCAATAGTACAATGTAATGTACAGCTTTTAACAGGTCTTTTCTATTACGACCATCTTTCTTACCAAATCTTGCAAGATATTTAATTGCATTTGCTTGGCAAAAATCTTTATCTATACCACAAGACCTTAACAAATCTTGTACTTGTACACCATCAGATACTTGAGCATAGTGTTGACCATAAGTACCTTTGATGTAATTTAAAACTTCTTCTAGTATTTTATCTTCATTATATTTCATATTATATTCCTAGTGCTTTTATAACATCTTCCTCTGTCAATGGCAACCTTTTTCCTGATTGGATCCAATCTACCATTTGTTCAAAGTTAAATGCTTCGTCTGGTTTATTTTCTTTTTCTAAAACTTTTTGAGCAGCTTTAAAAAACTTTAACATATTCATGTCTTGACCACCTACATCTGGTCTACTTTGAATTTTACCTGGTCTTTGATTTGACATGTTTACTCCTACTTTTAAATTCTGGTAAATGATTTAGATTTGCATATCTACCGTTGTTATCTATTGCATATGCCAATGTGGAAGTGTGTTCTTTAATTGTTTCTGCAAATAAATTCTTAGCTTCTTCATAAGTCTTAACTATGGTTTTGGTACTTCTATCAAGTGACCTCCACTCTACAATAGAATATTCTACTGCGTTATCTATCACGCTTTGTTCCCATACATTAGGTTTATTATCCATGCATCCATTCCAAATCGTTTACAGCACTACCCTCAACTCTATCAATTTGGTCAAAGTAACACCAATATGTACCTTTATCACCTGAATATGTGATAGCACCAATATAGTTCAAATCTGTATCATAAGTTTTTGCATTTAGACTAGTATCATTCTCAGCAGCTTTATCATTCTTTTCTGTAGCAATACCAATATTAACAATAGTTCCTTCTCTACCGTCTTTTGTATAAACATAATCGCCTGTATTAATTATCATAGTGTCTCCTAGTGTTTAGTTTTAAATAAGTATTCTTTATCATATGAAAGACCAAGTTTATAACAAATATAATCTGGTTCTTCATTCATTAATTCTTCAGCTTGTAAAATCCATCTTATTGCTTCTTCTTTATCTTTTGCACCATTTTTAATAGTGTTAGCAACTGTTTTTAAGAAAGTTTGATAAGCAGCTTCTTCATATCTTTCTTCTATTTCTCTCTCACGCTTTGCAACTTCACAAAGGTGGTCTAATTCTTTTTGTAAATCTTCATTAGACATTTCTTTAAAGTTATAATGTCTACCTTTTACACCATAAGCGTCTTTGTGCATTTCATACACACTAGTAATAAGACTATCTCTCTCATAGTCTTCAACAGTAAAAATACCTTGGTCGTTCCAGAATTTAATATCTTCTGGTACCATACCAGCCCATGAACCTGGATTTTCTGCCATCCACTTTTTAGACTTAGCGTTAATATTTTTAATGTGTTCTAGTAGTGTCATTAGGCGTTCTCCAACTCCATGTCAATTACTTCATCAACATTCTGTTCATCAATTCCAACAAGGTCAAGACATTGTACATTCAATATCTTTACTTTAGCAGCTTCTTTAGTGATTGCATTGTTTTTAAGTTCAACAATAATCTTATCAACTGCTTGTTCGGCCATGTCCCATGCCCAATTTTTAACTTTACTCATAGTGTTTTTCTCCTTTGTTATTAATTATTATATCAAAAATCTGAAGCAGAGTCAAGTAATTTCTTTTCTTAGCTTCGTCAATTTTTTCTTTTAGTGTTTTTTTCTTTATCATATACACATAATATACCATAGTCCCATGCGTAAAGCAAGCACTTTTTTAACTTTTTTTGATTTTTTTTTGAAGCCTGGTAACGATTTTAGAGGTGCGTCAAAATGCACAGCCCTATTTCCATGCGTTTTTTACCCATTCCTGCTCGGATTCATGTGGATTTGGCTGTCCGTGAAACACGGTTACCAACGATTCGCCATTATGTTCGTATGTCATGTCTTGTCTGGAGTATCTGGTACCACTTCGGTCATACCACTTATAAGATTGTGTCCACGAATCAGGATATGACTCACATCCAGGACTGTTCTTAATAAACTCAGATATGAGGTTTTGGTCACCAGGAAACCGTCTTAATAGATTAGGTCTATCATTCATAAATTTGTGCCATATTCTGCCGTGTAGTTTGTCATTCTTAAATCTAAAGATACTAGAATTCCAAATCTTAGTTGTAGGATTAAAGTCATTCATACCTACAAAATCAGCTTCTGGTTTATATGTAAAGAAACAATCAATGTTCTCTGTAATTACTACATCTAAATCCATATACAAAGTATCACCTTTTAGTTCTACATCAGGATGAAACAATTGTAGTTTATTCCACCACCCTTGTAAATCATTTTCTGGAAACTTTTTAATGTCTATATCGCCCTCAACCATCTTATGCATTTTAACATGGTCAGTAAATACAACAAAATTTATAGGAAGTGTGGTGTTTCTTTTCACCATATTGTAGAGTTTTTGAACATACTCTACGGCATACTTATCACCATAACAAATACAAGCAAAATTCATACTATCAACCAATTGTAAACTGCCCTCATACTTAAAATCATATACATTAACTCCATTAAAGTTCTAGGCCAATCTCTATCTTTATAACCAAAATAGACCCACATAATACAAGCGACCACACTTAAAGACCACCCTATCCATTGTGTAGAGATATTAGCAGACGATAAAACAAAAACAGACGCCATCGCTATGGCAAAACCTAACCAGCGCTCTGGTACTGTACCTTTAAAATATCGAAAGCTAAGCCATCTTCTATTTCTTGTATTGTAAACTGGTGGTTTGCTGTCATGTTTAGCCATTCTTGCACCGTCTTTCTACCTGGTTTAAAAGGTTTTTCAATCAAGTTAATTTTACGACTTGTTACCAGAGAGGCCACATTTCTTTGATGTGTAAAACCTGGTGTCATATTTAGGATGCCATCAATTGCTGATAATGACATATTTGTCACAACGCACCACGCATTTTTTACATCATCTTTAATATCTGTACCCCAAAACTCATTGTTAGGTCTTGGTTTATTTCTAACTTTAATTGGTCTATCTGTATGTTTTCTTACTTCTTCACTAACTTGTTTTATCCACTCTTCTTGTGAGATACCATTGATATGATATGTAACGGTAGGTGATGAAGGACATAATAACACATAGTCGCCACTATCACGCCAGCCTTTAAATTCTGCGTCTATGCCTTGTTGGATTAAAACATTCCACCTAACAGGACTAACAACATGAAATTTATTAGTGTGAATACCACCTCTACATATTCTAAAATAAGTTTTATCGTAATTGTGTATAACAGGTTCAGGATATCTAGTAATCTGTTCAGTAATATAACCGACATCTACATACCACCACTCTTCACCTTTTCTTTCACATTCTGCAATCTCTGGAATATTTTTACCTGCTAAACCCCAAAAGAAGTGTACATCTTTACCCTCATCTTTCCAACCTTTTTCAATTGCTGGCCATAATTGATGTGATAAACATTTGTCCCATGCTATTTTATGTGTAATAATCATCTTACTGCAACCTATCTACAATTTCTCTAGCTTTACCACTATTAATCTCTGACATATTAAATTGACAACTTAATAAACTATCTATCCATTCTTTTCTTAAATCATCATCAGGATAAAATGGTGTTTCAATTTTTGAAATATCTATCTCAGATACAGGCACAGATTGTGATACTAAGTCACAAAAACTAGGTACACCTTGTAATATTGATTGTATGGCTGCTGTTGATTGATGAGTTACAATAGCATGACAATTTTTTAATTGTTCTTGTAGAGTTTTTGTTTCATCTTTTTTTCTAATTATAATATCTCTATCAGTATGTGATTTTAATTCTAACACCATATCATCAATCCATGATTGTTCATCACCTAGATTATATAATCTACAAATAGCTTTAGTCGGTGGGCATAATAAAATGTGATTACCATTTTTCGTAAATGGTTTAGTTGTGATTGGTTTATATCTATCTATTCTTTTGTAATCTTCTTCATCTAAGTCAACTAAATGATTAAGTTGCATTTGTGATTTAATAATTCTATATTGAATATCACCTTGATAATATCTAGTTGCATGAAAGTAAGCGTGGTCCATATAGTAAAAGTTGTGACCTCGCCTTTGACTTTCCCATATAATTGTCTCTGTACCTCTCAAAGTACCGACAACTGCAACAGAATTTTCAGTCCACTTTTGTTTATTAAAAGTTGGCCAATCACCTAACTCAAATTGTGGTATATTTGTTCTGGTATTTTCATGTGTAAAATCACAGAAAGATTCTAATATTTTGTCTTTTATACCAGTATTTGTTTTAAAGCCCTCAACCTTGACATTCTTCATAATTTATAAACCAATCACTTGCATAATCACATTCTTTATAGTCTTCAAACCAAGGTCCACCTTTTGTATAATGTACATTTTTTACATCATCTTTAAATTCATACTCACCTACTAACCAATTCCACTCTAAAGGCAAGTCTCCGATAAGGTGGTCGCCTTCCAACCATTTAAATTGATGAAGTTCTAAACCACTTGCTTTGTTTACATAATCTGGTGTCAATGTAGTACACTTCTTACAATTCATCAACATAAAACTTGACCAGTTCTTTTTGGGATATGCTGTTTGAGGTTGACCTAAAAACTTTGTTTTTTCTTTTGGTGTGTAATCGTGCTTACAAACTTGAATTGCTTTACTATCATCTCTCATTCTCCATAACTCAGCAATATCTTCAAACATTAACATATCACAATCCATAAACAATGCCCAACCTTGATAATTCATAAGGTGAGGTATCATAAACCTACTAAATGAAAACTCTGTGCTAGATAAACTATTTCTTTCTCTGACAAAATCATCTTTTAAATTGTTTAATGCAATTGGTGTAATTGCTACAGGCTTTGTACTATTTTGAATTATACTATGTGATAATACATTATAAGCCACTCTTTCTTTGTTATCATATCCAATAAAAATGTTAATCATTTTACCCTCGCTTCTGGACTTCGCATTAATTTTTTTCGTTTAGGTCCTTTGATGTGGTCGTAAATAGGACCTAATATTGACCTAGCTTGTACATGTCCAACTTTGCCGTCACCAATATTATGGTTCTTAACAGAGTTAGACTCAAATGCCTTTCTTACATGGTCCCAAATATAACTATCATGTACTTCAGGCAATTGATAAATTTCGTCACTATCATACATTCTTTTCATTTCTCTAGCGTATGCTTTAGTAGATTTGTGTTTCATATTAAAGTATAAGAAACCACATTCACTATAATGATTACCTCTACCTAGGTAGCACATCATTGTATCATTTCTGTGTAGATGTTCTTTTACCCACTCTACATCAATTGGTTTATAAAATACACTATCTGCGTCTATACAAATTAAACCATCATAATCTTCATTATTAATTATCATATCTGTATATGCATAAACTTTATAACAAAACCTAACTGCGTCTAGTAAAAATCCCTCAGGTGTATCAGGCACTTCTCTTTGTTTATTTCGGTTTACAAACTCCTCACACTCTGGTATTTCATCAAAGGTACTTCTAACAATTATATTTTGATGTGGTATATCTAATAAGTCTTCACTATATACCTGTAAATCAAATGGCCAATTATAAGTTTCAAAAAACTTATGACCATACTGATTGTATAGTTTCTTATTTAATGTTGTAACTACACCTATGTTCATCTTGTAAATATAGTTTCTTTTCTTTTGTTACCTCTTCTATGGTAACCAATTGAGTTTAACATCTTCACAACTTCATCATGGTATGCTCTTTCAATTCTATCTCTTAAAGGCAACTCTAAACATACAACAGCGTTATGGTTTTTAATTAAGTTCAAACCACCTTGTGTAATTTCTTTTTCATGTTCTTGGCAATCTACTTTGATAAAGTCAATATTCTTGCCTTCAAACTCACCAATATAATCATCTAACATTTTAACATCTGTAGTTAGTTTTTTTAGTTTAGAATGGTCTGTTAATTTTCTAATTGAATTGCCATTTTCTACACCGTGAGCAATTAAACTGACATTACCACTTTCATCTGGACTTTGCCATAACACAGCGTCTTGTTCTTGGTGGTCTGATAGAGCTATTTCTTCTAAATGATAATTACTGTATGTTTCTAAATTCTTTCTGTAACAATCAATGTTTTCTGGATGTGGTTCAAATGCCCATACTGTATTAAATTTATCACAAAGTTCTTTTGACCAGAAACCTACATTACTACCAATATCTAATGCAATGTTCCAATTCTTAACAAAAGATAAAGCATAATCTCTGGATTCTTGTTGATAAGCCCAATCATTACCTACAGGCAACATCATTTTTTCAAAGTGATTATCCCATTCAGGCAACCACCAACCTTTTACATTTTTCATTTTTTCCTCGCTATAAAGTTGTGTAATGTCGTCTTATCTGAAAAAGTCTGTTCATTAAACTCCTCATAACTTAACACATTTTTTGTTACAATATTTGTTATATTATAATCTAATCCAGTTATATAGTCATATATATCTTTCTGGTTATAATCTTGTAAATCCATTATTTTATGGTAACACTCAAAGTATAAAATAGGATTGTTTCTTAGTATAGTTTCTTTTGCACCTTTAAGTACAGGTAGTTCGTGTCCTTCAGTATCTATTTTAATAAACCATATATCTTTATAATTATATTCATCCAATTTTCGACATTTAACATGTCTGATTTCTAAATCACTTTTGCCGTTGTGTGTAAATGAAGAATGGCCATAATGTTTTCTATCTACAATAAATCTTCTTCCGTCTTCATTTACATCAGAAAGTGCTACATTGTGCAATTCTGATTTTTTATAAAACCTAGATAAGTCTTTTACAAATTTTGAGATGGCTTCAAACATAATCCAGTTTTCTTCAGGTATTGTATCTTTCAACATAAGTGACCATTTACCAGACTTACAACCAACATCAATAATTTTGCCGGTTGTGTATAAACTTTTTATGTAAGGAAAAATAATTGCGTCTTCTTTACTTGCGTAATCCATAACCAACCTTTTGTATAAAATAACTATCTGCAATATCTGATATAGGGTTACCTACTTTTTCTGTATCAAATATTTGTTTCAAATCAATGTTAGTTTCTTTTACAAATGCCTCGTACATCATGTCTTTGTCTGCGTTACCTTTGCCTGTAGCACCTTTTTTAACAACGCTTGGTACAACGGTATTATATGTTAAGCCTTTTTCAAGAAGTCTATATTTGAGTATGCCACAATTTTCAGCGATTTGAAAAAGACCTTGGCCTTTAGAACCAAAAGAATAACCCTCAATGTAAATTTCAGGATTAACAAGCGAGCCGATAATATCAAAAACAAAATCAGATATATAAGTAAATCTTTGTATAGGGTCAGTCCACTCTTTATGTTCGTAACCAATTATATCTTCACTCATTTTACCAATCCATTTTTTCTTATTTGTCAGATAATAAAACATCAAGTTTCCATCATCTAAGCATACAGCTGGACTTGTTAAACTATAATCAATCCCAATTGTCGTCTTCGTCTTCGTTAGTCCAGACTTCTTCTGGTTGGTCTTCCTCATTTTCTACCTCAAATCCACAAAATGGGCATGTAAGAGGTTCTAAATCTTGTTCCTCAATATCCCATTGTACGGTATATTTAGTCTCACATGAGGAACACTTTTTAATTGCTTTTTCCATTATAGTTTAAATGCTTTGAATTGGTCCTTTTTAACATCTTGTTTAATACCACCAATAACATAGGACTCAATTTCTGTTTCTTGTGGTGCGTTTTGTGTACCCTTTGAATTCAACCAATGGTCTACCCA